GCTTGAGAAGACGAGTTTCGATCCACTCGCGACGATGAGAGAAATCCTGACCTGTCTGAGCGTCGCGTCCGCACAAAAAAGCGCGGCGGACACAGCGGCTGACGCAGTGGTAGTAGGGTGTCGCCTCAACGGCTGTGTGCAGACACTTAGTTTAAGAAATCAAAGAAGCGGGATTAAATGGGATAAATTGGGACAAAATGGGCTGAAAGGCGCGTGGAATGGCGCTTCAGCGCAGATGGCCATTCGGATCGGCAACTTGGGCATGGTTTGCGACATTCGGGAGAATGATCCATTTGCGCCAGTTGATTTGCGACATTGAAGCCGCAGCCGATCCGCCCTTTAAAGCATCTTTAAATCCTGACTAATCGTCTACAGATCCCTCCTGGGTTGTGGCACCCAGAATCACAGCCTCAACCACCTTTTCGGGCAATACGTTATCACTCAGCAAGTCGCGCTCCAATAGCATGCGGATAATGCGCCCCGTCGCCCTGGGAGACAGCGTGATGCCCAGTCGGATTTTCGCCTCCTCCACTTCCTCTACTACCTCGGGCAGCCTGTTATAAGCCTCCGCTGGCAGTCCTGGCCGTTCGGACGACTCTGCAGCGTCGACTGGCATCCTTCCCGTTGTCAGCCAGTCCAAACTGACGCCGCCCACCTCAGAGATGATCAGGGCCTTATCCAAACCAGGGATCGTTCCGACCAGATATTTTCGCAACAAGCTGTCGCTGAATCCGCACTCTTTTGCGAACGAAAGGACCGAGCGAGCCCCAATCACGTGCTTTAGCCTCTCTTTAAATCCGCGTTCTAGTTCGAGCAACAAACTAGAACCTTGGACATTCTCACCTTCCGCTGGGTTCATGTTCCACCTAAGCAATTGAATATAAAACGATTATAAGTAAGCAGATAGTCTCGCCGCACAAATCCAAACTAGAACGCTGGAAAACTTGCATAAACACAAACCACGGAGCTATAGTATGTGGCACATACGCAAACTATAGAGCTTGTCGAGGTTTACAACATGAGCGTAAAAGCAAGACCTAAAAAAGCGGGACGCAAAAAAGACTGGCATCCCGCCGATATTGTGGCGGCCATTCGCAAGGCTGGCTGGAGCTTACGAAAACTATCACTACACCACGGCTATGCCGACGCGTCGACATTGAGCAAAGCCATCGAAAGGCCCTGGCCAAAGGGTCAGAAGCTAATTGCTGATGCGATCGGTGTGCCACCAGAGAAAATCTGGCCAAGCCGGTATGAGCAGAATAGCACTCCGGCGCGGGCGAATGCCCGGAAAGGTGAAACTCAGGGAAAGGCTGCATAGCTGGCGACTCCTTATCTGCTAGCTCCAAACAGCTTATCGGCGGAATGAACTCAGCATAAGAGCAACCCGCCGCCCATTTTGGAACTGTGATTTTTGGGACTACCCAATGCGCCGTAGAAGTTGGAAAAAAGTACACGCCCAGTCGCTCCGGCAAGCCATGGAACTATGCCTGGAGCATGCGAAGGAGAAGAAAAACCTCTCCGTTGACCAAGTCGCTGACCTGATGGGCGTGAACAGTAAGTGGACCCTCTATAAATGGCTCGAAAACGGGCGCATGCCTGCGATCCTGATTCGTCCATTTGAGCACGCCTGCGGCATCGCGCTGATGACCGATTACATCGCCTCATCTGCCCAAAAGCTGCTCATCGATATTCCCACCGGCACCCAAGCCAGCCAGGACGAGCTGATCGAGCTGCAAGAGATCACGACTCAGGCGATCGGGCTCCTGAACCGGTTCTATCGCGGCGACGTCGATGCGGACAGCGTCATCGGCGGTGTGACTGCCGCGATGGGCCGCTTGGCAGGCCACCGCGCCAACGTAATGAAGGACCAAGCGCCGGAACTACCGCTGTTTGAGGACGCAAAAAATGGCCAGTAACTGGTATGCGCTCTCTGAGTTGGCGGGGCTCCCTGGAGTACCTGGTACGCCCCAGAAAGTCCGTTTAAAGGCGAAGCGCGAGCAATGGGAATCGCGCCGCCGCTCTGGTCGCGGCGGCGGTTTGGAATATGCGTTTCAGTCTCTGCCGGTCGAAACCCAGGCGGCTATCCTCGCATCAGAAGCCGGTCCTGCCTCCACCGCGTCGGCTAAGCCGACCAAAGGCCCCGCTGATCGCGAGAGCCTCTGGAGCACCTACGACCGCAAACCGCAGACTCTGAAAGACCGGGCCGAGCGACGCCTCAAAGCGCTGCTGGCCGTTGAAGCCATCATCGCCAGCGGCGGCAAGAAAACCGTCGCGGCTGAACAGGTCGCCGCCACGTTCGGAGAGAGCCGGGCCACCATCTATCGCTGGCAGAAACTCGTTGCCGGCGCGGATCGCAGCGACTGGCTGGCCCTGCTGGTGCCCAGCTACACGGGCCGAACCGCTCGTGCCGAAATCAGCGAAGAGGCCTGGCAGTACTTCAAGGCTCAGTTTCTCAGGGCCGAAGCGCCCACCGTTGCCACCTGTTACCACTGGACCAAAGAAGCTGCGAAGACCCACGGCTGGAAGCTGCCCTCAGAGCGAACCTTCCAGCGCCGTGTTCGCGAGATCCCTGCATCGATTCGCGTCCTCGCTCGCGGCAGCGAAGAGGAGCTGATGGCCACCCAGCCCTCCATTCAGCGCAGTGTTGCGAACATTCACGCGCTTCAGTGGATCAACGGCGACGGCTATAAGCACAACGTATTCGTGCGCTTCCCGGATGGCACCATCGACCGCCCAAAAACGTGGTTCTGGCAGGACGTCCGCAGTCGGATGATCGTCGGATTCCGCACCGACAGAACCGAGCATTCAGACGTTATTCGCCTGTCCCTGGGCGACGTCATCAACCGATTCGGCATACCCGAACACGCCACCATCGACAACACCCGCGCAGCGGCTAACAAGTGGCTGACCGGCGGTATCAAGAACCGCTACCGCTTCAAGGTCCGCGAAGAAGATCCGGACGGCATCATGAAGCAGCTCGGCATCCAGGTGCACTGGACCAGCGTCCTGGATGGCAAAGGCCACGGCCAGGCCAAGCCCATCGAGCGGGCATTTGGCCAAGGCGGCCTCGGTGAATACTGCGACAAGCGCTACGAGCTGCGAGGAGCCTACACAGGCCCCAACCCCAGCGAGAAACCCGATAACTACGGCTCCAAAGCCATCGACTTTGACCAGTTCGTCGCCGTCCTCGCCGATGCCGTCCGACAGTGGAATGAGAAGGAAGGCCGCCGCACTGAAGTGTGCGCAGGCCGGCTCAGCTACAAAGCCGCCTTTGAAGAAAGTTACCGGGCCTCCGGCCACATGATCCGTCGCGCCACAGCTGCCCAGCAGCGGCTTTGGATGCTGATGGCGGAAGCGGTGACCGTGCATCGCGATAGCAGCATTCAGCTTTCGATCAGCGCCGGCCCTGATGGGCGGAACCGTTACGGCAGCGATGGATTGATCGACTACATCGGTCGGAAAGTCGTGGTGCGGTTTGATCCGGCCCGGCTCCATGAAGAAGTGCACGTGTACCAGCTCGATGGCCGCTACATCGGGCCGGCGGACTGTATCCACGCCGCAGGCTTTGGGGACACCGGCGCAGCGCGTGAGTGGGCGAGAAACCGCAAGGCGAAGATACGCGCCACCAAAGACCAGCTGGCAAGCGAAAAACGCATGACCGCTCTGGAAGCGGAGCGGTACACCCCGCAGCCAACACCGGAAGAAACGCAGCCGATGCAGACCGACGTCACACGCCTGGCGTTCTCGAAACAGAAAAAAGTGGCAGGCAGCGATATCAGCAGCAACGACGAACCATCAGCCGCCGACAAATACGGCTGGAACGACCTGATGGTCGCAAACCTGGAAAACCTGAAGAAAGGCATTTGAAGCGGCACGGGAGCGGCAACTCCCGCGCCGTAAGGAAGCGCCCGAAAGGGCAAAACAACAAAGCGAGGTAAGCATATCACATGACTAAAGAACAGCGAGAAGCCATAAAGGCCCGGCACGACCAGGCCCTGATTCAGCAGGTTGACGAGATCATGGACGCCGAGGGACTCACCCAGGCGACCGTCTCCAAACTCACCGGCGTCGGCGCGGCGCGCCTGAATCGCTGGCTCAAATCCATCTACACCGGCGACGTCGGCCCGATTGAGAGCAGTATCCAGCGCTGGCTCGAATCCCGCACGGCTGCTGCCGAGTTGGGAGAAACCCTCCCCAAAGACCCAGGCTGGGTCCGCACCCCAAGCGCTACCGCCATCATGGCCGGGCTCACATTTGCCCAAACGGCCAGCTCTATCAGCGTTATTTACGGCGGCGCGGGCGTTGGTAAAACCTCCACCATCCGCCAGTACCAGTACATGGCGCCAAACGTCTGGGTGGTCACTGCCAGCCCCACCGCAGCCCGGCCTGGCCCCGTGCTGCACCGCATCGCCCACGCGCTGAACATACGCGCCACCGGCGCGCTACACCTGGTGGAAACCAGCATCATCGAACGGCTGCGCGAAACACGCGGCCTGCTCGTGATTGATGAGGCGCAGCACCTCTGCAACCGGGCGCTCGACGCCGTCCGCTCGATTCACGATGCGGCCAACGTCGGGATCGTGCTTGCCGGTAACGAAATCGTCTACTCCCAGCTCACCGGCGGCAACCGCGCCATCGGGTTCGCCCAGCTGTTCAGCCGCGTCGCCAAACGAGTGCGGCTCAGCCGGCCACAGGAAGCCGACATCCTCGCAGTGCTGGACGCCTGGGAAATCGCAGACACCGACACCCGCCGACTCTGCGTGCAAATCGGCACCCGCCCAGGAGCCCTGCGCGGCCTCAATAAAACCCTGCAAATGGCCACCATGTACGCCCAATCCGCCAACAAACCACTGACCGCAGCCATCGTGCGCGATGCGTGGAAAGAACTGGGAGACGACCAATGAAAACCCCATTCCGCCGCTACATCTCCGCGCAGTCCAACGCTGGTATCGCGATCGCCCTGAACCGCAGAGAACTGCCGCGCGTGCAGCTTTTCACCGGTGGCCAGCGCGGCTACCCGATCGTGATCAGCGCCGATGAAGCGATCGCCATCCGCCAGGCGCTGGCCAGCCGGACCAATACCGACATCCCCATCGCCGGAGAGGGCTGCACCCTGCGCACCGCCCGCCTGCATGGGCTCACCCGCCTTGAGCTGCACTGGCCCTGCCGCTGGATCGAGCCCCAGCAACTGCTGCTCAACAAAGCGCAAAGCGCCTTTGCGCAGTCCGCCCTGGAAGACCTCATCGAAACAGTCATCGGAAAAGGAGCCGCCGCGTGAAACCGTACCCAACCGCCTACCTGGAGCGTCACGCCGCCGATTACGCCGCCGCGCTCATGCACAAGCACAACGTCACGCTGGAGCAGTACCTGGCAGAGCCAACGCGGTACGAGCACCTGCTCACCGCCCCGTTCCCGCTGCTGCCGGCCCAAACCCGCGTGCGTGTATCACTGATCAATGACGAGCGGCATCAGGAAACCCTCGCCCGGCTAGAGCAGATGGTCCGCGAGGCAAAGGAAATGGAAGCCGCCAAAGCCCGCCGCCGCGCGCGACTGGCCACCAGAGGCATGGCCAAAGTGCTGGCGTTTCCCAACAAGCAACCCACACCGTAAAGGACTTCACCATGAGCACCATCGAACACGCGGACCAGTTCCGCCGCAACGCCCAGGGGCACCTGGTGCCCCTGGAACAGATCAAAGACATCGACCGCCTGCGCGACGACCTGGTGAGCGATGTCATCGCCAAAGTGCGCCGGCTGCAAGCTGAAATGATCAAAGCCAAAGCCGAAATCGCCAGCGAAGTGGACGCCTTCCTCACCCTCAGCGCCCGCGAATACGGCACCGAATACGGCGGCAAAAAGGGCAACGTGACCCTCACATCGTTCGATGGCCGCTACCAGATCAAGCGCGCCATCGCCGACCACCTCGCGTTCGACGAGCGCCTCCAGGTCGCAAAGCAGTTGATCGATGAGTGCATCCACCGCTGGACCGAAGGCAGCCGCTCCGAAGTGCAGGCCCTGGTCGAGCACGCATTTCAAACCGACAAAGAGGGAAAGATCAGCACCGCCAGAGTCCTCGGCCTGCGCAGCCTCAAAATCGAAGACCAGCAATGGCAAAAAGCCATGCAGGCCATCATGGACTCCATCCAGATCACCGGTTCCAAAGCCTACATGAGGTTTTACGAACGCCACGCCCACGACGGCCCGCACCGGCAAATCCCGCTCGATGTAGCGGCCCTTTAAGTACCCGTTAAACCAACCCAAAACCACGATTAAGGAAGCGTTATGAACAAAGCAGACCTGGTAAGCGTCCTCGCAGAGCGAAGCGGCCTATACAACAAACAGGCCACGGCACTGCTGGACGACCTGGCCGACGTAGTGCAGGCCCAGCTCGCCACCGGCGGAGAAGTCACCCTGCCGGGCATCGGCAAGCTGGCCGTCACCGAGCGGGCCGAGCGCACAGGCCGCAACCCCCAAACCGGCGAGGCCATCACCATCCCGGCGAGGAAAGCCCCGAAATTCACCCCGGCATCACGGCTGAAGGAGGCCGCTAATGGCTGATCAAGTCCTTATCAAACTTGTTGAGCATGAAACAGGAATTGCATCTGAACTCACGATGGAAAAGTCCCCCGGAGAGCCGCTGACGCTGGTTGAGTTGGTAGCGATTCGGATGACGAATGAGATTGCCCGCCTCATCCAGGAAGAGCAGGCGCAGATGGCCAAGCGGGCCGACGACGGCAACGCCACAACACACTAAGCGAAACGCCCCACGGGGCGTATGCCAGGCGTGGTTGCCTGGCACTGATGAGCAGCCCTTCACATTCCTAAGGAGATGCGTAATGGACGCCAGAACCTTGGAAAAAATAAAAAAATGCCTTCGGTTAGCTAGTTCCGGAAATCCTAATGAAGCGGCTACCGCTATGCGCCAAGCGAAAAAGCTGATGGAGAAGCATGGGCTGACAGTTGAAGACGTCGGCATAAGCGACATCGATAGCGAAACGGTGGCAACGGGCTCGGGTAAAACTCCGCCGAGATACATCGCAATGCTGGCTAACGCCGTCACGTCTGCTTTCGGTTCAGAGTGTGTGCACAAGGCGTGGTGGAATACTGCTGGTGATCGGCTGCAGGGAAGATTTGAGTTCTTTGGTGTCGACGGCGCTGGAGAGGTATCGGCTTATGCCTTTCTGGTCCTTCTACGCCGCCTGAAGCGAGATAGAAACGCCTATCTGGCAACGCTTAATAAGAGGTTAAAGCGTGCTACCAGAGTCCGACGCGGCGACTTATACGCGGAGGCCTGGATCTATACCGTCGCTCAGCAAATCGACTCACACCAGCGCACAGAGCCCGAAACTACGCTGATTGAAGCATACAAAAAGCGCCGATTCGGGAATGGGCTTTCGACGATGCGAGGCCGGGACAATACCAAGGGCATGAGCCAGCACGACAGCGACGCGCAAACTCGGGGCTTTCGTGACGGCAAAAAGGTCGGTTTTTATAAGGGAGTTAATGGATCAGAGCAAGTGGCAATCGAAAGCGGTGGCCAGTCATGACTCGCAATAACCGCCAGAAAGCCACCGCCCAGATCCACATCGCCCGCAAGCAGCTGGGCCTGGACGAAGACACCTACCGGCAGATGATCCGCACCGCCACCGCTGGCCGGCGGGAATCCTGCGCCGATTGCACCATCGGCGAGCTGCACCAGGTGCTGCAGCACCTGCGCGATCGCGGCTTCAAAGCCCGCCCGCGCCAGCGCGTGGGCCAGCACCCCGGCACCCCCCACAACCTCGATAAAAAGGCCGGGCTCCAGAAAATCGAAGCCCTGCTGGCCGAGCTGAAGGCCCCCTGGGCCTACGCCGACGCCATCGCCCGGCAGCAATACGGCATCGAGCGCGTGGCCTGGCTCAAAACGCCCGAGCAGTTCAAAGCCATGATCGCCGCACTGCATGTAGAGCTGGAGAAGCGCCAGCTGCTCGCCGCGTTAGAGCAACTGCTCGCCGAGCGGAATCTAACGCTGGCCGAAATAGAAACCACCTGGGAGCTGCCCAAAAACTGGCAGCGCCAGCGCCGCGTCCTTAAGAAGCTCATCACCCAGTTTGAGGGCCGCTGCGCATGAAGCTCGGTCGCTGCCCCATCTGCCACAGCCACATCCAGCTGGAGGCGCTGATTCAGGACGACGCCGGCAGCGAACTGCTGGGCCTGCTCGCCGGCCTGGGCCGACCGCTGGCCCGGCCATTGGTGCAGTATTTAGGCCTTTTCCGGCCAGAAAAATCCGACCTCTCAAATGCCCGCGCCCTGCGCCTGGCGCAGGAAACCATCGCCCTCGCAGACCGTGACTCCCTCACCGCCGCACTCAACGAAACCGTGCGGGCTTTGCACGAAAAGCGTCAACAGGGCGTCGCAAAACCACTCAAAAACCACAATTACCTGGCCCAGGTGCTTAAATGCATAGCGCCCGACGCCCGCCCGGCGATGGCCCAAAAGCAGAGCCAGCCCACAAGCTGGACCAAACCCCAGGGCCGAGAAGAATCGAGCCAGGAATCCCAACGTAAATGGGCAGCAGACATGCGGAAATTTGGGCTAGACCCAGACCAGTTCCGCATTGATAAAAACAAAAAGAGCCGTAAAAAATGAACGCGCAAACGGAAATTGCGGAACTGCTGCCAGCCAGCATCGCCGATTTAACCGACGTCATCGGCCTGCCCGCCGTGCTCGATCTCATGAAAGCCTACGGCGGCACAGAGCTATGGATACCTGCCAAACTGGCCCACAACCACCCACTAATTGACGCCATCGGCCCCGAGGCCGCACAAACGCTCGTCGAATACGCCGGCACCGAGAAAATCAGCGTACCGCGCGGCACCGGCATCGAGCGCGAATGGCGCAACCAGGGCATCCGCCGCGACCGCACCCACGGCGCGAAAATAGACGAGCTAGCCCTGCGCTACAAGCTCACCCGCCGGCACATCATCAGCATCCTCAACGCCAACCCGGCGGACGACCGGCAACAGGACCTGTTCGGATGAACGACCCACAAGGCCGCCGCGACGCCCAAATGCGGCGCAGGCTGAATGCGCTGCGAGGTTTGCGTAAGCGTTGATTTACCCAGCCCGTTGGGGCTATGCTCATTGGCGAGGCTTCGAAACCTCAGTCAAACAGCGTTGCCCCAACGAGCGAAAACGTTGGTTTTTTTGTGCCCGAAAATCGGCACAACTCCCGTTAGGTCGGGAGGGCTTGGCTATACAACACCCGCAAGGGAAAGGCTAAGCGCAGCTCTGTTTGGCTGTTTCGAACCTCCCGGCACCCCTTCGGCTTAGGGGCTATTCGAAAGACAAACAGGAGGCCATTGTGGCTACCCATCTTGATTTACCCATCGAACCCCGCCAGATCGGCGATAATCACCTTCAGACCATCAACGCCCGTGATCTGCACGAACGCCTCGGCGTACGCCGCGATTTCTCGACCTGGATTAAAGGGCGCATTGCTGAGTACGGCTTTGAAGAGGGAGCTGACTACTGCTCACCAAATTTGGGGAGCAGAGAAAATCAAGCACTTAGCGGGAAATTCGGCAACCTGATTGCGGGTCTCAACCGCAGGGATTACCACCTCACGCTCGAGATGGCCAAAGAGCTGGCCCTGGTGGAAAACAACGATCACGGTCGCGCCATTCGCCGGAGCCTGATTGCCATGGAAAAGCAGATGCGCGAAGAGCTGCCCGCGCTGATTGGCGCTTTACAGCATGAACTGCTGCTGGCCCGCCCTGAGTGGCAGCAGGTGGTGCGTTACCAGAGCTTGGGGCTGAGCCAGAGCGAAATCGGCAAACTCGTGGGCATGAAGCCCTCGACCGTGCGCGGCAAGCTGCGGCGCTTGAGCCAGTGCCGGCTAGTGAGCTACCAGCCAGACCCACGGATGACCGAACTCGGCAGGCTAGGCCGTGCCGCCCAGCTCAGTGATGGGAGCGAGTCATGAGCCGGTTCATCAGCACCATGGACGCCTGGCACGAACTGGAACGGCTCAAAAACTGCCGCCGCGCCATCAGCGACTTGCTGGTGCCCGAGGGCGACCTGCACATCGTCAACCGCGATGCGCTGTGCCAGTTGCTAAGCTACCTGGATGAGCAGGAAGAGGATGTAATGGCGCATCTGGAGCCGCTCCTGCGCCTGGCAGGCTAAACCGCTAAACTCAACCAAGCCGGGGCAACCCGGCTTTTCACTTTCTATGTTTCCGTTGTCAAAAGGAGTTGCAAAACGTGTTTCCAACAGTGTTATTTATCTGGGTTATCTGCGCGGTAGTGGCCGTCATAGCCGCTAACAGCAAAGGGCGCGACCCTCTCGCATGGGGCGTCATCGGCTTTTTGTTCGGCCCGCTGGGAGCGCTGGTGGCCGTTGCCGTACCCGAGAGCGAGCCCGGTAAAGAGAAGCAGGGCCTGCAAACCGGAGCCCTGAAAACATGCCCACGATGCGCGGAATCCGTCAAACCCCAAGCGCAGGTCTGTAAACATTGTGGCCACGAATTCGGGAGCCCGCTGCCAGAGGACGCCGCTGCCCACCGCGCCCTTCAAAGCGCCATCGCCGCAAACGATATCGACACGGTTCGCCAACTCATCAGGAATGGCCTCGTGCTGGCAAGCAACCCGTTGCCAATAAGCCACCTGGAATACGCAGAAATGCAGGAAAATGCAGAAGCCGTTGAGCTGCTGGCCTACCACCTGGAGTCGCAAGCCCACCAAACAACTTAGAGGCTGGCACTCTCGCCAGGTCACACCACTGGGCAGGTGTCGCGTTCGCCCTCGTGCAAGCGGCATCCATGCCGGGCTGGAACTGCATCCATGCAATCCGGCGCTCATCTTACGTAATTGTTAATGAACTGCCCAGGC